CTTGTGCAGCAGTACTAAATCCTATAATTGAAGGATGATTTAACCACCAAATATATTAGGAAAATTTGTTGACCCAATTTTTATAGAAAATATCTTCACCTTGATCATCTCTTGCACCACTTGCAACTGAAAGATTTGCATGTGCTGCTATAACTTCTCCTGGCGTTCCTGACCAATCTCCATCTTCATCAACAACTGCAACGTGAATTTCATCTAATGACATGAGTTTGTCGGCTGCATGAGCTGAAGTTGTAGGTGCGCCTTCACTGAATGCACCTTTATATTCCCATTCTCTTTTGTATGTCGTTGTGGCTTGAGTTGCTTGCCATTTCGTATCAGTAACCATTACTGTATTTGATGTAAGAGTTTTTACTCTCCTAGTTTCAGCACCAATAACAATTGAATCTCCAACTACAAACTGTGTAGTAAATAAAGTACCAGTTCCAGTTACAGTAGCACTATTAAGAGTTACCGCAGCAGTTCCTTTATTATAAGTTGTAACATCATCTCCAAATGCAGATCTCTTTTGACGAGTATATACTTTAGCGTTTGAATCAGCAGAATCGGATGAACTTGTTGAAAATCCAACAGCAGCAGTATTAGCAGTAATAGCAGTTATAATGTGATAACCCACTTCATCTGCAATTGAAACCGCATCTCCTACTCTTAATTCTATATCAAACAACGTGCCTGATCCTGTGATAGCACCAGTTGATGCTGTCCATGTTGCAGTTCCAGTTAATGTAGCTGAAGGTCTGTCTGCTGGACAAATGGATACTTTTAAACTATTTCCAAGAGCTCCTGCCCATTTTGCGATTGCCCATCCGTCATTTGCGTAACCAGATACACCACCACCTTCTGCACCACCTTGTTCTGAATCGTAATTGGTGTAATAATCTTCGGATGTTTTGATTTGAACATTAACGTATGCGGCAGTATTTGCAGCAGCGTTAAGAGGTGCAGCAGCATTACCTGAAGTCGTATTTGCAGCACGAACAAGATTCAATGCGTTAGTATACCCCAAGAAGTTTGCAGCTGTGAAAAAATGTTCAAAATTATTATCGTCTGGTTTTCTAAATTGTTCTACCAGATTATCTTCGTCCGTAACCAAAGTCACTTCTTCGATTGGGCCCCAGTGAAATCTTCCGGCAAACCCTCCAGTAGAGGTTCCTGCAGCGACTACTACATTAGTCAGGTCAATTTCTGAGGTATTAACGCCTGGACTTACTTGAAAGGCCATCTTTGTTCTCCATTAAAATTTATGAGTTTCTTTAGAACATTACATTTGTTCTTATGGAATATTTATAAATATTCGTAATTGATGAATAATATTTAGTGTACGGTAAATATGAAGTTTCCTAAAAAAGCCATAGATCGTTTTAATATAAAAGTCAATAAAACCAACGACTGTCACGTTTGGAATGCAGCCAGACAAAAACAGGGATATGGTATGTTTTCTATTTTTGGAAAATCTATGCCTGCTCATCGATTTGCATATCTTTTACACAAAGGAAATATTGCTGAAAATATGGTTGTTCATCAAACCTGTGAAAATAATGGTTGTGTAAATCCAAATCATCTTGTACTTCAAACCAAAAGTCAAAATAAAAAAAGTTATAGTTCAGTTCGTGTTAGTAAAGAAATGATTGAAAGAGAAAGTGTTAAATATCTCTTTCGACTTCGTAATGTTCGACCAGAATTAGAAAAAGAAATAGATGCGTTACTTTTATTGTTGTCTACTGAAGTAACAAAAGAAGTAGACGATTTTGGATTTGAATCTGAATCTAAGAAAAAAGAATATCTCTAAAAATATTCATACTGATTTTTATCACCGGCCGGTTTCCATACATTTGTATCGCCTGGAATTTGAAATTCATCTGGATCATTACCATCTTCAATATATCCAAATGGAACCAACTCTTCTTCAATGAGTTTCATTTGTTCTGCAAACATTTTTTCTCGTATATCTTGGTCTGTCAATTCTTTGAAATATCTTTGTTGTACCAACCAAGAAAATAAAACCATAGTCATAACCAAATCATCATGGGCTCCATCATCTGCTTCCCACGAAGTACTCTTTCCAATAAAAGTTGTCAACTCACTAATCGTATCAAAATCTTCAATAATTAGATTATCTCTCTCAATCAAGTCCTTGAGAGTTGCACATCCAATTCGTTTGACTTGTTTTGTCGTGCGAATCCCCATCGATACGTTCTTTGAAAAACCACTACCAATTTGTTGTCCATTCCGGCCGTGCATTGTAACCATCATTATATTTTCGTATTCCAAATCATGATAAAGAATATCGGTTACTTGTTGTCCTATGTCGTTTACTTCTACTAAAACAAATGCTTCGTTGTACTTTTGTGCGGCTGTGTAAATCACGTTTGGATACAACATCGGTGAAATATCATTTTTTCGATATTTTGCAACTTGTCGATAAGGTTGTTTAGTTACATCAAATACTGAAAATGCAGAATAATCAAGTCCGACTCCTCTCGCAACATCACACACCATTACATAAGTGTTATTAATAATTGGTTCTTGATAGACATCTAATCCTTCATGTTGAAAAATAGGATTTTTGAACGGCATAGACATTAACTTATCAGTAGAAATTAGAGTATTAGAACTACCAAGAAATGAACATTCAAATTCCTGTTGAAATTGTCGTTCAGAAGTATTCCGAATAGTTTTCTGTTTCCACTCTTCATCTCTTTCTGGAACTTGTGACCAATGAACTGAAATTGGATTATAATCATTGTTTTTTTCTTCTGCATCTGTCCACAACTTGTAAAACATATTCATGCCATTTGGAGTAGAGACAATGAATACTTTTGTAGTTTTACCAGAAGAAATAGTAGGATATACTGAACTAAAAAACTCTTCAGAAATGTTCTGAGGAACAAATGCAAATTCATCTAAGAAAATAATATTGAAAGTTCCACCTCGAATCGCAGAACCAGAAGTAGAACTAGCAAGAATTTTCGAGCCGTTTTCCAACTCGATATTCCCCTTGTTCCAAATCAAAATTCCTTGTTGCAACCATTTTGGCATATGTTCGTATGCAAGTTGCAATCTTCCAAGAAGTTCCATTGCAGTTGCTTTTTTGTTTGCAAGAACCGCAACCGAAACATTCTCGTTAAAAAGAATATAATGAAGAAGATATGCAAGAATTGTAGTTGACTTACCAGATTGACGAGCCATTTTACAGATCACAAATCGTTCATTGTGAAATCTGTTAATCATATCTAACTGATAATCTCTGAGATCAAACCTAATTAATCCTTCATCAACAGAAACAATTTTTACATGTTCATTGACAAAATGAAGGGGGTCTTGTTGACATCTAACATACTCTCCAACCTGTTCCTCAGAGAAATCTTGAGGAACATATGCGGATTTGAGTAAGGGATTACCTAAGTAAGTTTGATGTTCTATCATTTTTAATCACGCTTTGGATAATATGGTTGTCTTGCTGGATGGCCTGGTGATGCAAGTTCTGCATATTTAATTCTCAGGTCTGTCATTTGTTTTTCTAATTCATCTAATTTTTTATATCCATCTGCAATATCTTTATTGATTTGCGGTATCTCTGATTGTTCGACTCGATGAAGAACTTTGTCTAAATCCATGACCGTTACAAATATCCACGTTATACTTCCAATCAATGCCGCACATATGAGTGGTAATGCTGCTTTGAATAACGAATGTTCTGCTATATATTGCATTGTTTGTACCGGCATCTTATTACCATTTATTAAATTTAAACAATATTTTGAATGATAAACACCACTATTGCACTAGACATTCCCCAAAGAAAACTGGTGTAAGACCATTTGAGAAATTTATACTTATTGAGTGCAAGGACTTTTCCTTGTCCGTAAATATCTCCAGCCATTGCATCGTACACCTTATCATCTGTCATCAAAGTTTCTGCATAATCTTCTTTATATTCCTCTATCGATAAATGTGCAAAATGCCCAAAAAACAAAGGATTAAATAAAGGAGAGTCCCTATCTATTTCTTGAGAACCCTTCTTTTTAGGGTAGTCTGTATTTGGAATAATTGCAAAAATTGCAAACAATAAAGAGAAAAAACTACCAACTGCAAATGTCAGTAATGGCCATTTCATCACTTCATTATCTAGATTTGCAATGGTTATTGAAAACACAATCGATGCAACTGTAATCATAATATTGGCTTTTTGGTCTGCCATTAGACCTAATCTCATTTGATTTCCATGATTAACACGCAAAATATTATCTACTGAAGTACGGAATTCTGGTACTTTCTCAAAAGGATTTTCAATAGACTCTCCATCTTCAAGAGTTTCCGCTGATTTGGAAAACGGTGTAACGTGTGACATACTTCCTTATTTTAGTGGTGGTGCATATAATAATCCTCCATGAATATATAATTTATTTAATCCCCGATCCAATCCAATCGGAGTATTTATTCCTACATTGCGTTCATATATTTCTCTATAATTTCCTACTTGTTTTATTATATAATAAGACCAAGATGGAAATTATAGAGAAATATATGAACGCAATGTAGGAATAAATACTCCGATTGGATTGGATCGGGGATTAAATAAATTATATATTCATGGAGGATTACTATACGCACCACCACTAAAATAAGGAAATATGTCACACGTTACACCATTTTCCAAGTCAGAAGAAATTCTTGAAGATGGAGAATCAAAAATAAATTATTTTGAGG